AACGCTGAGTTGTGCATTAGCACCAGAGGCTACTACGCTTAGATCGTCTGGCGGTGAATTAGTCCCGATGCCGACTTTTCCGCTGCTGTCGATAGTCATGCGGTCCACTGCGCTGGACTGCGCGTCGTTTTGCGATTGGAAAAGCAGGTCGCCGCCGTTCACACGAATTTGATAGTTCTCGTCGGCACTGCCATCCGTTTCCTTGAAAAACAGCGTGGGGCGTGGCCCTTCAAATTGAGCGGCCTTGAAATCGGAGGTGATTACATGAAGGTTTGATACCGGACTTGTCGTACCCACACCCAGCTTATGACCCGACGCAACTACAACATCGCCCGTGCCATCTGGGTCGAGGGTGATGTCGTTGTTACTCGCAAGGCTGGTGATTTTGTTTGTCTTTACTTCACTCATGCGAGGTCTCCGTGAACAGTGCTACTAACGGGTTTATCTTGCATAGAGCCGGCATGCCCCGCACTGTCCACTCTATGAGATGATGTCGTGGTAGAAAGAATGTAAGTAAAGCCGATGGTGCTAGTGCCAAACCTAGTGCTTGAATATACGTTAATCGCGGCAGAAAAGTTATTTGTGTAGTTTGTATCAAAAGTGCCTGTGCCTTGGTCAGTAATACTGCTTACGTTAAAACCGCTGTCTAGTACGGCATCAGTGCCGTGTGCAGAGCCACATTTTGCAGCCTGTTGATTAGTCAGCGTAGCCGCACCGCCGCCTGTACTCTGGATGGTATCTGCCTTCAACGTACTCATAGCGTCACCAATGTCCCGC